AGTAGAGATAAAATACTTAACTACTTTATAACAAAAAAACTTAAAACTTTAATTGAAGTTATAGACGAATTTTAACTTCGAAAGAACTGTTAAGGAGAAAAAAATGGTAATAATAAGAAGAAACCCAGATGGGTCAATTGCGAGTACATCAGATACATCACAACAACCAACACAATCACACCCAGCATTAACAACAAAAAAAGGAATGTCTAGACTATCAGAAATGGGTAGAGCACTTCCACCAATGATGCATGAGATTGCTACGAAAATAAATAACGCTAAAGATAAACCAAGAAAACTAAAAGTATTAAAGGATAATGATTCAGTACCTTTAAGACAAGTTTTAAAAGGTGCATTTGATCCTAGAATAGAATGGTCATTACCAATAGGTGAGGGTATGGAAGTACCTTATGAACCTAATGATGCTCCAGTAGGAACAGACCATACATTACTTCATCAAGAAGCAAAAAGATTATATCTTTTTACAAAAGGTGGGGATAACACATTATCAAATACAAAAAAAGAAACACTTTTTATACAAATGCTTGAAGGCTTATGTGCTGCAGAGGCAGAGTTTTTAGTAGCAGTTGTTAATAAAAGAGTGAATAATGAATATAAAGGATTCACAGCCAATCTAGTGAAAGAAGCATTTGATTGGAATGATGAATTTATGAAGAAATAGAGGTTATTGCCGTAATAAATCTAGAGCCCTCTATCAAAAACCCTTGTTTTTCAACGATTTTAGACTATTCTAAAGTGTTGATTTATAAGGGTTTTTTTATTTAAGAAATAGGGGAAAACAAGGGTTTTTGCTGCCCGAAAGTGCTTGATTTATTTTTAAAATAGTGTATTATATAAGAATAATAATAAATAAAAGGATACATTATGAAAAGACCAATACTAGAAATTCAGGCAAGAATAGAAAATTGCACAAACGAGGATTTAAATGCTGTGATTAGCATGATTAAAACTCAAAGACAAATCCTGGCAATGAATGCTGGGTCAACATTTACTGTTGGACAAAAAGTTACATTTAGTAATATGACTGGACACATTGAAAAGATTGCTCGTACTAGAGCAGTAGTTCAAGTTGTTAACGGTCCTAGATACCGTGTTCAAATGTCAACAATGAGGGCTGCCTAATGAGTAACTATTATTGCATGGTGTCTATCAAAGATTCTGATAGACCAGAGATTTTAGAAATTCAAGGTGTTACATGGTTTGCTACTGAAGAATTAGCATATCAATATTATATGTTTTTGAAACCTGAATTGAGAGAAGAAAATGTTTTTCCAGTTGAAGAACAAGACTTACCTGCTTTTGAAAATATAACCTCTGAAGATATAAGAATAGCAAAAACAAAAACTAGATTAACAGGACTTGAAACCGGCGTACTAGTCGGTCAAGGTTCATCATACGAAAAGGCTGTAAATGAAATTAAATAGATACGAAAAAAAAATAGTTAAAGCAATATGTGAAAGCCGTAAGGGTATTTACGAAACACCTAAAAGAGTTAGAGGTGTTTATAAACCTTGTAAAGAATATGACGCTGCTCTTTCTTTGTTTATGAAAAAGTTAATCTATGCAGAAACTACAAACGAATTAGAGATGGAAGGACCTGCTTTACCAGAACCTAAATACAGATGGTTCACTTGTAAGTTGCATAAAGATTATGCTACGAAAAGAGAGTTGAGGAAACTACTATGAAATACATTTCTTACCTACTAGCAATTTCAGGCATATACCTTTTTGTATATGCTTGTCAACCACCACCATGTACTGATGATGGTTGTCCAGAGTTTAATGAACTAACATCACCACCAGAAAATACTGATGTAGGAATGATTGAACATGATTATGAAATTATTCCTGTTGTTGCAACAAATAACAAAGATAATTTTGTGTATTCATTAAATGAATGTATTACTCATCTATATAAAAATGTACCTATAGCAAAACGAATTCCTAGAGAACTAATAATTGCACAGGCAGCATTAGAAACTGGTTGGGGTACAAGTAGATTTGCCAATGAAGCAAATAATCTATTTGGTATTAGAACATGGAATAAAGATGAACCATATCTATTACCTATACCGTGGACAAAGTGGCCAGGTTGGGGTGTGAAAGTATTTGAAACTAAATGTGATAGTGTTGCTCACTATATTAAAATAATAAATGAAGTATTTGCTTATGAAGAATTTAGACAAGTAAGAGCTCAGATATTAGAACATGGTGAAACACCAGATGGATTAGATTTGGCACACACATTAACAAAGTATGCTAGTAGAGCGAACTATACAGACCTAGTAGCAACATTAATTAAATATAACATAAGAGGTGTATATGAACTATAGTGGAGAAGATTTATATTGGAAAAGAGTAATGGCATTATATAATGCATTCCAAAGAACCGAAGATACAGACTTTAAAAGATTATGGCAAGATAAGTTACATGAATTAATGAAACTTCAATCTAAGTACTTGACAAAGGAATCAAATAGTGTTATAATAGCGTAATGAATATATTTTATTTACATAACGATACTAAACTATGTGCCGAACAGCATGTAGATAAGCATGTGGTTAAGATGATTGTAGAGTATGCTCAATTATTATCTACAGCACACAGAATGATTGACGGTGTTGAGTATATCGGCAAAAGTAAAACTGGTCGTAAAGTTAAACGATATAGAATGAGTAATCCTAACTTAGATAACACAGTTTACAAAGCAGTACATTATCATCACCCATCTGCTGTATGGGCAAGAGAAACGAAAGCACAGTACGAATGGTTATACTCTTTATTTGTAGAACTAGGTAAAGAATACACACATAGATATGGTAAGATACATAGTACAAATGCTTTATTGAATGATGTTCTGTGCAATGCACCAATAAATATTAAACAAGAAGGTTGGCGAGAACCACCACCAGCAATGAAACTTTACCCACAATGTATAGTTGATGGTGATAGTATCCAATCTTACAAAAATTATTACATTGAAGCAAAAGCATATTTTGCTAAATGGTCTAAACGAGAACAACCAGAATGGTTTGTAGGGAGTACAATGAATGCCAACATATAGATTTAAAGACCACAATACAGGTGAGGTGTGGGAAGACTTAATGCTTATTTCTGAAATGGAAAAGTTTACTAAAAAGAAACATATAGAATTATTACCACCAACACAGATGAATATTCTATCAAGTGTAGGAAGTGTTGATAGTCATACTGATAATGGTTGGAAAGAAACACTAGCTAAAATATCTGAAGCACATCCTGGTAGTCATCTTTCAGACCGATATGGTAAAAAATCAAATACAGATGTGCAAGTTGCTAATGTGAGAAAAAAGCATAAAAATAGAATATTAAAGGGTGGTGGGAGATAAATAGTAGTATGGCAGATTTTGATTTTTTAGACGGTTTTGATACAGGCGGCGATTGGGGGTTTACAGGTGTTTCTGAAAAACCATCAGACAAGGCTGTATCAGATTCAAAAGCAACAGAACAAGTAGTTAAACAAACATCTGAAAGTGTTGGTAAGGCAGTATCAGGTGAAATTATTACTAGATTAGAGAGTAAGTTAGATAAGATTCATTCACTAATTAACTCTACTAAAAACGAAATAAAAGAAAAGAATGAAACAGAATTAGACATTGCTAAAAAACAAATGGATGATGAGTACGATTTACGAAAAGATACTCTTGGAAAAGACTATAAAGAAAAGTTTACTAAATTAGAAAAGTTAATCATACCATTGCTCATTAAATTAGCAAAATCTCCTGAGGCATACATACATTGGCCTAACAGAGCAGAAGTCATAGAGCAACAAGTTAAAAAAATCATAGCAATAACTAGAGGGTAATTATGAAATTATACCGAATAAAAATAGAAGCTGATGTTTATGCGGCATCTGATTGGGATGAAATTAAAAAAGATTTAGTTATCGGATATAAAGATGCTGATGGTAATATAACAGAAAAAATACCAGGCAAATATGAATCAATCAAAATTTTAGAGATTACTAATGATGAATATACGATAGAGAAAACGCTTGACAAAGACTAAATAATCTGTTATACTAAAGACTATGAATAAATTAAATGCCTTTATGAAGGAGAAGTATGATATGAAATCTTTTATACATACACCCTCTACAAAACTACTTCCCGAAATACATACCGAAACAATTAAAGGCAAACGCTTTTATGTTACGCCAGAAGGTAAAAAATATCCATCGATTACTACTGTACTATCAGGTCGAAGTAAAGAGGGTATCAACAAATGGCGTAAGTCTGTTGGCAATGATGTAGCGAATAATATAATGAGAACTGCTGCTAAAAGAGGCACAGCCGTTCATCAGTTAGTCGAAGATTATCTAAACAACAAAGAACTATCTAATCAAGAAGTTTTACCTCTTGCTCTATTTACTATGCTAAAATCTGAACTAGATGATATAAATAATATAGTATTACAAGAGGGCGGCTTATATAGTGATAAATGGGGTATTGCAGGAAGAGTCGATTGTATAGCAGAATATAAAGGCAAATTATCAGTAATAGATTTTAAGACATCCATAAGAGAAAAGAAAGAAGAATGGGTAGAGAACTATTTTATTCAAGGCTCTGCTTATTGTGAGATGTATGAAGAACGATTTAACCAAGAGATTAATCAAGTTGTAATCCTCATAGCAGCTGAAGATGGTGCAGTTCAAACTTTTATAAAAGATAAGAAAGATTATTTACCTTTGCTGAAACCAGCAATAGAGGAATTTAACAAAGACAATGAAACAATTACTTAAAGACATTTATGGCATTGCATTAATAGTTTTATTTTTAGGAATTATATATGCAGGACTTAATTCACTACAAGCAGAAGAAAAAGAACCAAAATATGATATAACACAATTAACACCAGTACCTGTGCCACTATATTGTGGTGATACTTCTTTTGTATTTCAAACAGCATTTGAAGTGTTTGGTGAAACACCAATGATGGGAGCTGAAGTAAGAAATTCAGGTAATTTAAATAATCCAGTTGTAGGTATATTAACTTTTACTTATAACAAAGAATGGAACAAAGGAACTCTAATGATGACTTTACCAGGTAAATTTCAAACTTGTATATTGGGTTACGGAGTTAATTGGGAGTTTTTTCCCGAACTAAAAGAGATTCTTGATGAAGGTAATGAGAGTAAGTAGTATGGACCTGGGTGCAATACCCAGCGCCTCCACCAATCCTA